GAAGCGATCCCCGCGCCTCCAGCTGCTGTTACCCCAAAACTTCAGCCGGAATATTTGAGCCCGTTTGGTATTTATACCGATTCAGGTGTGCGCGTTACAGTAGAAACTGCTAAGCGAATCGCAACCGCGTACCGCTGCGGTAATATTCTCTCGGATGATATTGCCTCGATGCCTTTTCAGGTTTTCCAAAAAATAGGCAGGCAGATTGAACAAATCGCACCTGATTCTGTGATCAGAAACATGGCTTACCTGGTGGAAGTGCAACCGAACCGCTGGATGACCCCGTTTATATTCAAAAAGACAGTCATTTCCTGGCTGGTATTTTGGGGCAATACGTATATTTGGGAACCCGCGCAAAGCTTCCGGGAATTGTTTATTTTAGAGTCTGATAAAACTTACCCGGTTTTTGATGAATCTGGCAATCTTTGGTATCGTACCAGGTTGCCAAGTGGGGAAGAATTCATTATTCCCTGGGTGGAAATCACTCATTTGATGATCAATTCCACGGATGGACTGGTGGGTAGGAGCGTAATTACCTATGCAGCCGACACAATGGGGCGACAATTGGGGGCGCATGAAACCCAGAACAAAATTACCGGAGCCGGGTTGAATCCCGCTGCCCTTTTGTGGGTGGATGGCGCACTCAGCTCAGAGGCGAGGAAAAAGGTCAAAGAAGAGTACACCAATCAAATAAAGGGTACATCCAATGCCGGTGGTGTTGCTGTTTTTGATAATAAGATTGCAAAATTTGAAGCGGTCACCATGAAACCGAGTGATGCCCAGTTCCTGGAGACGATCAATGCCACGGATGCGGAGATTGCCAATTTCTTTGGGATGCCTTTATATAAGCTAAATATGGGCAAGCAGAGCTACCAGAGCAACGAGCAACAGAATCTGGATTATCTGCGCACCACGCTGAACCCGTACCTGGTGCAATGGGAACAGGTTGCACGAATCAGATGGTTGAAACGAGATGAGCAGGATCGAATGTATTTCAAATTTATTCGGGAAGCCATTTTACAAACGGACGCCAAAACAAGATCTGAAGTGATGAAGAATCGCATCCTTTCCGGGCAAATGACGCCCAATGAAGGCCGTCAGATTGAGGATTTGAGCGCTTATTATGGTGGGGATTCGTATTACTTCCCGTCCAATATGGCTGTTATCCAGGAGGATGGTACCTTGCTGGCAGCGTCCGGAGTTACCCCCGAGGGGGGTGCTACGAAACAGAATGGAGGTGAAGAAAATGAACGAACCTTTGAGAATAATTGAAGGTAGTGCCAGCCCGTTTGAACCGTTCTGGCGGGTGGTAGATGCAGCTGAATCGGAGAGCGGAGATGCCGAAATCGAGTTTTACGGCTATATCTCTGAATATTCCTGGTGGGATGATGAAATTACGCCTGCCAAATTCAAAGCTGATTTATATAACCTTGGGAAAGGCGGGCCTGTCACAATCCGGATCCATTCCGGGGGTGGGGATGTTTACGCAGCCAGCGCTATTCGATCGATGATCATCGATTACCCGGGCAGAGTGACAACCCGGATCGATGGACTGTGCGCCAGCGCAGCTACCTATATTGCGATGGCTGGTGACCAGGTCAAAATGCAGGATAGCGCGTACTTCATGATTCATAACCCGTGGATGATTACCTGGGGCGATGAAGGGGATCTGAAAAAAGCGGCCGAATATTTAGGGACCATCAAAAAAGGGATCGTGGAGACCTACCAAAACAAAACGCAGCTGAGTGATGAAAAGATCTCCGAAATGATGGATGAAGAAACCTGGATGACTGCCAAAGAAGCCAAAGCGCTGGGTTTTGTGGATGAAGTGATCAGCGGCCGGGCTAAGATCTTTGATTCGTTGAAGAATGCGGCCGTGCTGAACATATTAAAAAATTATTCGAATGTACCACCAGAGGTGCTGGCCTCCAGCGACACAGAACCTGAGGTGTTGACAGAAACCCCCGCGTGGGGGGGTGCTACCCCCGAGGAAATGAGCGATACCCAATGGGCATGCCAAGAGAACGGGGAGGATAAAGCCAGGCAGGAAGCTGAGGCAGAACGCTTGTGCGCTTACGTAAAAATCTTTGTGAAAAAGGAGTGACAATGATTGACTTAAAGCCCTATTTTGATGCCGCTCGATCAGCGGATGAGAATGTGCAAAAGATTATGAACGAAATCCATGCACATTTTGAAAAAGGTACTGATGAAGGCAAACAGGCGGCTCTGGATCTGCGCCCGACGCTGGACGAGGCGAAAGCCAAAGCTGAAGAAGCCAACAAACTTTACCTTTCGATGCGGGATGCTGCAGCGGTTGATTCGCAGGCAGCCAAGGATTTTGTTCCCGTCAGTAATAACCTTCCGCAAGTTGAAAACAAGCGGGAGATGAAGCGTGGAGATTTCCTCGCGCTTGATGCCAGCGCCCGAATGGAATTTATTCAGGGTGGCGGGGCTGTCCTGGATGAGGACAAGGAGTAAGAGATGTCTAATACCTTAACCGGGCTTTTGCCCACTATTTACCAGGCGCTGGACGTCGTCTCGCGCGAAATGATCGGATTTATCCCAGCTGTTGGGAAAAATGCCGAGGCAGAAAGGGCTGCGGTTGGAGAATCAATCGTTTGGCCAGTGGTTCCAGCCGGATCAGCCAGTGATATTGCACCAGCTGCTACAGGCCCTGCCGGTAGTGATACTGCAGTTGCTGCCCCCAGTGTCACCATCTCCAAATCCAAATCGGTCACTTTCTATCTGACCGGTGAGGAATTGAAGGGTCTGAAAAATGGAAAATCGGACCAGGTTATCATTCGCAATGCGTTTTCTCAGGCTATTCGTACTCTCGCGAATTTGATCGAGATTGATCTGGCGACCGTTGCCAAACAGGGCGCTTCCCGTGCCTATGGCACAGCTGGAACCACACCGTTTGGCACAGCCGGAGATATGACCGATCTGGCTCAGGTGATGAAGATCCTGGATGATAACGGCGCCCCGATGAGTGGCAGGCACCTGGCGCTCAACACTGCAGCGCTGGCCGTTTTACGCGGTAAGCAGTCTGTTGTGCTGGCAGAAGCAGGATCTCAGGAACTGCTACGCCAGGGCGCTATGGGCATGATCCAGGGTGTACGATTGCACGGCTCAGCCGGGCTATCACTGCACACCAAAGGTACAGGCGCAAGCTATGTAACCAGTGGCTCAACCGCTATTGACGTGGAAGATATTGCATTGGTGACCGGTACCGGAACCGTTCTGGCCGGTGATGTGGTGACCTTTGCTGCTGACACAGTCAACAAGTACGTGGTCAACACCGGTGTGGCTGCCCCTGGAACCATCTCCTTGGGAGAACCAGGCGCAAGAATGATCATCCCGACCGCGAACGCCATGACCATTGGTAACAGCTACACCCCGAACGTTCTGTTCAGTGAAGATGCACTCTTCCTGGCTGCGCGTGCTCCTGCCGTACCCGATAGTGGTGATTCTGCCATCGATGCCCTCATCATACAGGATCCCGTTTCCGGGTTGCCGTTCGAAGTGCGCATGTATGCCCAGTATCGCCGCATGGCGTACGAAGTTGGTATCGCCTGGGGCTACACTGCAGTCAAGAGTGAGCATATCGCCCTGTTATTGGGATAGTCCTAGTCCTCCGATGAAATACTCCCCTTCTTGTACGAGAGGGGGAGTGAAAGGATAGGTGATACATGACTTTGAAATTTTCTGTAGCTGTTAGAAACGCTGAACTGGACGCGATTGAAACCGCGATCGGGACAGGCGCGATATTGAAAATACGATCCGGAGCGCCTCCAACCAACATCAGCGATGCTGATGCTGGAACGGTACTGGCGACTCTGACGCTCCCTACTGACTGGTTGGCGGCCGCCTCGGCTGGATCTAAGGCGAAGGCTGGCACCTGGGAGGATCTGTCTGCTGATGCAGCTGGAACTGCCGGACATTTTCGTATCTATGCCAGCGATGGCACCACCCAGCACATGCAGGGCACGATTACTGCTACCAGTGGTGGTGGTGATATGGAGTTGAATAACGTTTCGATTGCCAGTGGGCAGCCGGTGACGATCACCGGATTTACTTTGACCGCTGGAAACGCATAAACCGAGGTAACTGTTTATGACACAGTATGCCAGGCCTGATGGTAGTGTTGAGACCCTGTCTAATTGGTCAGGGTCTTATACCACTATCGACGAGGTAACCTATTCCGATGCTGACTACATCACAGGCGAAGAAGCCTCAAACGGCAGTGCAGAGGAGGGGTTATCGAATGTCAGCACGCCATCCGTTGATACTGGCCATGTTGTGCGATTCAGAGCCTGGCAGGAGAATGCCACACACCAACGAACATTAATCGTTCAACTTTTACAAGGGACGACTGTTATCAGCTCCTACAATGGCGGGACGGCATTCAACCTGGTGAAAGGAACTCCCACCGCCTATAACTGGACGCTAACCGAAGCGCAAGCTGCCAACATCACGGATTATTCAGATCTACGCATTAAATTCACCTCCGGAGGGACGGTCACTATCCCAGCATCCAGCCGGTCATATGTTTACGTATCTTGGACAGAATTAGAAACTCCGGATGGTGTGGCCAGCGTAACCGGTAGTTTATCCGGGACTCTGGATGGCACCAGTATCAGCGCGAGTGGTTCTGTTCAGGTTGATGGGTCACTGAGCAAGAGTGTGGATGATGTTTCGATCTCAGCTGGTGGATCGGTAGCAGTTAATGGAAGTTTGAGCAAGACTCTGGATGATGCTACGATTGCCGCCAGTGGAACAGCCGGGGCGAGCTCGATTGAAGGCTCGCTGTCCGCCACACTGGATGGAGCTACGATCAGCGCGAGCGGGTCCATTCAGGTTGATGGGTCGCTGAGCAAGAGTATTGATGATACCAGCATTTCAGCCAATGGGTCTGTAGCTGTTTCCGGACTGGTGGCTGCTAACCTGGATGGTGTTGGAATCGTTTCCGCTGGAAGTGTAAGCATTTCAGGGGTGCTGAGCGCGAGTCTGGACAATGCCAGCATTTCCGCTGCAGGGTCGATCGCACTTTCAGGATCGCTTAGCAAGACTGTGGACAATGCCAGTATTTCAGCGAATGGATCGATTGGGGATGTACCGGTTGAATGCTCGCTGAGCAAGACTCTGGATGACGTTTCCATCAGTGCTGATGGATCCGTGTTTGTAAACGGGTTTGTTTCCTCTTCTCTGGGTGTTACATCTCTTTCAGCAAACGGGTCAGTCCAGATTTCCGGCATGGTCGAAGAAAGCCTGGAGGATGTTGGAATCTCCTCCACGGGAGTATTAATCATCTATGCGGGTCTGAGCAAGTCACTGGATGGTGTAACGATTGTTGCCAGCGCTTATTTTGAAGCGGAGCGAACCTTACTCCCCATCACGATTGAAAAGGGGATTGAAATCGCATTATCCAAACGAATGGAGGTTGGATGAGTGCCTATTTAAGACAGGATACTGAACATAAAGCCATGTTTGTGATGGTCGATTCCTCCGGGGTCGAAGTCACGGGTTTGGGCAGCGCATTGACCGTGGAGATCTCCAAAAACGGTGGGGTTTTTGCTGCCGGATTGGGAGCGAAAAGCGAAATTGGATCTGGTTGGTATAGCTATTTGTTGTCTGAATCGGACACGAACACCGAAGGCCCGCTGGCGATCCGCGTGACGGCTGTTGGCTGTGTACAGCAGAATCTGTTGTATGAGGTGGTACCGGTTGCGCAATTGCCGGTTTATGATGGTCCTTACATCCTGACTGCTACAGAAGCCTCCAATATTCTACGCTGCGCGGTGGATGACCTGTACATGCTCGATCTTTTACCCCAGGTGGATGCTTACATTGTGCATGCCACCGGTTACAACTGGGCAAATGACTCGGTGATCCGACAGGAAGCAAAGAACGCTGCCAGGATGCTGTTGACGATGTGGCATGAGAATCCGGCCATGATAGCCGGTGGGATGAGCCCGTTGATGTTTGGTCTCAATTCTGCTCTGGTGCAGCTGGAATCAATTGCTTTGCGCTACAAGACCTTCCAGGGATTGAGTGCCGTTGGCTATATTGCCATATCGGGGCTGGAGATTGGAGACAGCGTTTCTACACTGGTCGGAATCATTGGTGTGAGCGGAGATCAATCAGCCAGCTTTGAGAGTGTGATCAGCGTGAATGGTTACCTGAGGCAATTGAGCGGTTCTGACCTCTCGGCCAACTGGTATAGGGTTTGTATTTTGAAACCAGGGGAGCTGTAGGCATGCGAATCAATGAGAAACCAACCAACCCGGGTGAATTAAATATCAAGATCAGCCTGTATGCGCGGACGGTGGTTACCGATGCCGGAGGTTTTCAAGTTCCAGGAACATTGAAAATCGCGGACGTATGGGCGCGGTGGATCAATGCGCATGGTAGCGAGGTGTGGAATGCCAACATGGCGGGGGCGATTCAGCCTGCCACGGTGTTGATCCGCTATCGATCGGATTTGGATGAAACCTGCCTGGTGGAGAAAGGCGGGCAGTTGTTTGAGATTGTGACGATGGATAACATCCGCGAACGGAATGAGTATATCGAGCTTAAGGTTAAAAGAATTGTTGGTGGATGATGCCTGTAAGAGGTCATATACAACTAAAAGGTTTTGAAGATTATTTGGAAAAATTAGCAAAAGCCGGAAAAGATATCGATGCGTCCGCGAAAAAGGCTGTTTTGGCAGGCGCTGAAGTAATTAGAAAGGGTATGTATGATCGTGCCCCAAAGGGAAAAACAGGCCATCTCAAAGCAAATATAAAAATTTTTGAGAGATTTAGCCAAGGAAATTATCACTCAGCGCGAGCTGGCGTAGATCTTGGAAAAGAACTTGCTGATTACGGAAAACCCGGGTCAGTAACATATAAAAGAAAGTCAAAAGATGGTGTTAAAAAATTTAAAAAAACTTGGGGGCGTGAACATTTGTATATGATTTATGTTGAATATGGTCGACATAGTAAAGGGCGCACAGGAGTAGGTGCAAGACCGTATGCTAACCCAACATTAAAGAAGGACACCAAAAAAGCAAATGCCGCAGTGAAAAAAAGTTTAGAGGAAGATGGGAAGATATGAATATTTATTCATTAGTAAAAGACGCGCTAACTCTTTTAAATATTCCGATTTCTGCCAATATTTATATCGCTCAAAACAAAGACGACATTCCAGATACGATTATTGGTTACACAATCAATTCAAGTCCAAAGCAATTTGCTAATAATCTTGAATTTTTACGAGAATACCAAATTCAGGTTGTATTTTATAGCAGACAAGGACTTCTAAGCATGCCAGATATTGAAGGCGTAATGAAAGCAGCAGGATTTACCTTTATAAAAAACGAAGAATTGCCATATGAAGATGACACGCGTCATTTTGGTATGACTTTCGAATTCAACTATTTAGAAGAAAGGATTTAAGACAATGCCAAATTCTGGTGAATATAAAAGTGTTGTCGGGTTGGATGAGGTGCATGTCGCTCTGGTTACCCAGGACGATTCCAGCGGTTATGTGGCGGACACACCGGAGGATTTTGCTCCGGCGATGGAAGCGACTGCAGAACCGACCACCTCTCAAGATACCCAGTATGCAGATAACCAACCGTTTGATGTTTTGACCGCTGAAGGGGAAACGAAAGTTACCCTGACGACCACCAACATCCCGATTCAGGTGCTGGCTAAGTACCTGGGAAAGGCGTTTGATACCGTATCCGGCAGGATGTTTGATACCGGTGCGGACGCGACCCCTCCGGATGCTGCGCTCAGTTTCCGATCGTTGAAATCAAATGGCAGTTATCGTTACTTCCAATATCTGAAAGGCAAGTTTTCGGTTCCAAAGGATGAAGCTGCCACGGTTGCGGAGAAGAAGGAACCGAAGCCATCCCAGATCGTTTTTACTGCGGTGAATACGGTTTACAAATTTGATGTTGGATTGGCTGAGAATAAATCAGTCAAACGAACCATAGGCGATGAGGATACCACCAACTTCTCAGGCGCGACCTGGTTCAGTGCGGTGCAGACCCCGAGCATTGTTGCTCCGAGCGCACTGGCTCTCAGCTCCAGTACCCCGGTTGATGCTGCCACTGGTGTTTCAGTCAGCGCTAACCAAACTCTAACTTTCAATAATGCATTGAAAGCCGATGCGGTGAATGGAATCACATTGCTGAAAGCCAGCGATGGAACAGTAGTGGCTGGATCCATCACCCTGGATACAACTTTGAAGATCATCACCATCGATCCAACCGCAAGCTTAACTGCAGCGACTGCTTACATTCTGGTTTACGCTGTGGAAGATATCCACGGTCAGACCTTGAATGGAGCGGTGAATTTCACCACGGCCTAATTATTAGGCGTTTTCTCCTCCCAAAGGGCAGGGCACCCCGCTTGAGTGCTTGCCCGAATGGGGAGGAGTATTGAGTTTTGAGGATTGAGGATTAAGAGGAGAAAAAATGGAAGCGAACTCACAGAGTGCAAGCAAAAAGACACCGATTACTATCACGTTGTACGATCCGGAGACGGATGAAGTGAAACAAACTTATTCCCGGGCGTTTATTCCCTGGGAGATTTTGAAAGCAGCCATCCGGTTAATTCCAAAAATTGAAAATAAGGACGTGGCGAATCTGGATGAAGGAATCATCGACGAGCTGGCCGGTTTGGTGGCTGAGGCGTTTGGGAATAAATTCTCAGCGCAGGAAGCCAGCCAGGGCGCTGATCTGGATGAGATGAGCGCGGTATTGATGAATATTGTGGCACGGGCGAGCAGTCTCATGCCTCAAAATAAGGTAAACCCTACCCGGCCGGGATAGACCCGGCCGAAAAAAACAAGAAACGCGGTGATTGGGTGATTAATCTGGAGATCTCTTTGATCAAAGCCTTTGGCTGGAGCCTGGTGGATATTGACCGGACTTCGATTGAGAGCCTGATCCCGTTTGTGATGCAGTTGTCTGATGGAAATGCAACAGAAAACCGGAAGTTTATTGATGAAGTGGATGGGTTTTAGTTTTTAGGCTTGAGTATTGAGGATTGAGGAAAAAATGGCTGAGGATCTGAGCGGAAAAGTAGGACTGGATACCACTGATTTCAAGACAGCGATTACCTCGATGAATCGCGAGATCCGGGTGATTGAGAGTGGCTTTCGCGCGTCCTCCGCTGCCCTGGGGGATTGGGGAAAATCAGCGGATGGATTGGAAATGCGTGTCAAATCGCTGACCGGTCAGATGGAGGTACAGCAAAAAAAGGTTGCTGCCGTTCGGGGTGAATATGAACGGGTAGCCAAAGAAAAAGGCGAGACCTCCAGGGCTGCTCAGGAACTGCAGATTAAGTTAAATAAAGAAAATGAAACCCTCAACAAGATGGAATCGGAGTTGAAGGGATCCCAAAAAGCACTGGATGAAATGGGGGATGAATCCAAAGACACTGGGGAGAAGGTCCAGGATCTGGGTAAAAAGGAAGATGAAACCCGCGAAAAAACAAGCAAATTATCTTCCGTGATGGGTGGTTTGGGTGGTGCATTGAAAGCCGGTGGGGCGGCTATAGCCGGTTTAGCTGCGGCTGTGGCCGGGGTGGGAGCTGCGATTACAGGACTGGTGTTGAAATCGGCGGATGCGGCTGGCGAGCTGGTGGATATGAGTCTGCAGACCGGGTTTACCACCACACAACTGCAGGAAATG